TGACATGGAACGTTATACGCACCGAGGAGCATCACATGAGTGATTCACTGAGCAACAAAGAGCTGGTGGCCGCTGGCCATCAATTTGCGAAGGCGATGAGCAGCGACACGCCGATCATGGACATCGCGAAGATTGTTTCCCGTCTGGCCGAGCGGCTGGACTGCACCACCCTGGCGCTACGGGAAGCGACTAAGCAGCGGGATGCGCTGGCAGCTGAGAACGGGCAGATGCTGCGCCTGCTCACCGACATCAGCGAAAACCATGGAGAGTTTGTCAACGAGGACGACGAATATCTCTACGCTTCAGTACCTCTCGATTATGTGTCAGAAGTGAACATGTATGTATCCCGCGACGTCAACGCTGAAAACCCTTTCAAAGAGACCGACGCCTTCCTGGCTGAAGTGCGTGCGCAGGGTAGGAAAGTTACGCTCCCCACTGATTATTTAGTTCGCCCGGGTTATCCGATTAACGAAGCAGAACGCGGCGTCATGATCCCAAAAGATAACGGCCCATGGCTTTCTCGTCACGATGTTGAACATGCTTTGCGGGTAGCTGGAATCCGCATCAACGGGGAGGGGTGATATGAACAGAGTGCTATTCCAAAACAAAAACAGAACCATGCTGTGGGAACCGACACTGTATCGCGTTGACTGGTTGAATGCGTGCGAACACTGCCAATGCAGCGTAGGGATTGAAGTAACCAGCCGGTCGTTGTCAGGGACATATCTCTACGGTGGCGATCAGGTTAAGTGCCCGCAATGCGAGAATCAGGGCGTCATTGAAGCTGATGGAGATGGCGCTTGGGTTGAATGGGATACGGAGTGGGAGGACTAACCCATAACATTCACCAAAGAGCAGCTGATTACTCGCGCCAAAATGCGCCTTGCAATGGTTGCCGGGTTTCCAGATAGCCAGCTGGCACAAATGGATAAATGTCTGGCAGAAATCGCGCTGGAAAGACTGACGGCCCCGGTTGAACCGGTAGTGCCTGATGGTTATGCACTGGTGCCGGTTGAGCCGACAGAGAGCATGATTATTGCTGGCTTCGAGGCAGAGCTACGCGAAGAATTTCGCGACCCGGATGCATGGGGGGCATATGAGGTTATGAGCGGCTGCGAGCAGGCTGCTCTTCGTGCCAAATGGTGCTGGGCTGCGATGATAGCGACAAGACCGAAGTTAAAACATGATCTCACTTGAGTATTTAAATTTTTAGTCTCGCTATTATAGGGTGTTTTCGATCTTAGAGAACACCCCTAATTGATAACTAAATCAAAGGAATAAAGACAATTATGCCACAGCAGAGATCTACCTCCTTGAGGACAATTCCTCTCGACTTAGAGGTCAAGCAAGAAGCGGTAATTAATGGTATTGAGATGGGGGTTCTTGATAACGGGATTCCATACCTCACACAGAATGGTCTTGCAAATGTGTGTGGTGTTCAGCGATTAAGGATTAAGGAAATTACTGACGAGTGGGCGCAGTCAGTCGAACATGGAATTTTTCGGAAAGGTAGGATGACATTCATTGGTACATACCTTCTTAATGAAGGGTTTACTGACGAAAAATTATACATTCCGATTATTCGTAGTGGTGTGGAGTATCATGCTTATCCAGATGTAGTCTGCATGGCAATCTTGGAATATTATGCATTTGAGGCCAGACAAGCTGAAAGCGAAACTGCCATTAGGTCATATCGTGAACTGGCGAAAAAAGGCCTTAAGACGTTCATTTATGAAGCCCTCAAATATCAGCCTGAGGATCCATGGCGACATTATCACGATAGGGTTTCACTCCTTAAAGATAAAGGCTCTGTCCCTGACGGCTACTTCATCATCTTTAATGAAATTGCAGGCATGATGGTTGATCTCATCAACGCAGGCTTGGCTATAAACCAGCATACAGTACCTGACGGAAGTGTTGGAAGTTGCTGGGCTCGCCATTGGAACAGCCAAGGGTTGGGACATGAATTTGGCGAACGAATAGACTGTGAGCATTACTACCCCGATGATTTTCTCCAAGCGCGATCTAATCCACAAATCATTAATGCTTATCCTGACGGATCGCTATCTGAATTTCGTCGATGGTTTAAGCATCAGTATCTTACGACCAAATTTCCCCCTTATATTTTGAAAAAGTCAAATGTTCTTCCTGGGGGGAGAGAGGATGCTACTCGCTTGATCGAAGCGTTCAAGCAGGCAGGCATTGAAAGCAAGTAACTACATGACAGGAGAATGCTCATGCAAGATTACATCGTTTTTGGACACGGGTATGATGGTGAAGTTAGGCAGGGTGACGATGATCTGGAGACATTTCAGGTTATATCAAAACCTGTAATGATGAAGGCAGGGGAAGCCACGCCACCCGGCGCCAATCTTCAACGTTTCTACCTTCAAGTTAATGTAATTGAGTACGAACGCCGCCATTACAACGTAGCGTCAGATCATCACGTTGCTGAAGAGGAGTTGAGGCGAGCCATAATGCATGAAAATCCTACGCCTGTGCCACCTCGAGTAATTTGATTTTATAAAAATTAAAAGCCTCCCTGGTGGGGCTTTTTTCTTTCTGACATACATCCATAAGCGGCAACGTCGTCCCGCCGCCGTTCGCTGAGGCGCTGGTACGTGCAAACCTGCCGGAGTTGTGCGAACAGCGAGAGCAGGCCGCATAACCTTCCATACAAGCGATATGGGGATTCCCATATCGACAGCCAGGGCCTCTTTGGAGGCCTTTTTTTCGGTTGCTGGGCACCTCAAGAGCCGCCCCGCACAGACCTGATCGATATTACCGATCGATGCAGTGATATTGATCTATGAAATCGATTAGATAATAGACACAGCACGGCAATAAATTACCAACCTGACCAGGTGTGTCATCGCAGCAATATACCCTCAGGCGCAGGCCTGCTCTGCGTTTGAAAGGGTTGAGGGTTTTCTAATCAGAGATTTACCCCAGCGCTTTCCATGCCTCAAACGTGTTAAAAATAACGGTAAGTTTTTACAGGGAAGTAGCGTAAAAATTTATTCAAATCAATTAGATGAATGGACTTTCGCAGACATGCATTTAATGTGCATACTTAAGCCAAACGGATAATTACTGTTTATGCATACAGTATTTTGTTGTATGGTTTAAGTGCTACAGAAAAAAATGATTTTTTCTTCCGGCGAACCTATTAGGAATTTTACGCCATTTGTTATTTTGGCTATGTGGAGTGGAGTTCTCCCCGCCGGGAGAGTGTATTTGTGGATAGCAAAGTGAGGAGGTTGATGTGAAAGAAAAGCAGGAGCAGGATGACTGGTACGACATCATCAGACGCTCAGACGGTAAGCTTATTGGCTCCATGCCGTTTGAGGGCCGATGTCTCGTATACACCAGGAATGGGATGGTGTCGTGCCGCCCGCTACTTGAGGATGAGGGAATCTTCAATCTGTCGTCTGGAACCCGCTTTCTTCGCCGCCTTGGCTACCGCCTCGTTCAACCCTCTGATATTATGATATCAACGGACTGAACACCCGTTGACCTGATGCGCCACGGAGAACACCATGGCGCAGTTACAACTCATCAAGCAATCCTCAGGAATCCTGATCCCCGCCACGCCGGAGACCAGCGAATTACTGCAATCAAAAATTAAGCTCGGCGCCGTGCTGGTGGCCGACTTCAAACAGGTCCGTAACCCAGCTTTCCACCGCCGCTTCTTCGCTCTGTTGAATCTCGGCTTCGAATACTGGGAGCCAACCGGCGGGGCCATCTCATCCAACGAACGCAAGCTGGTGACCGGCTATGCGAAGTTTCTGGCCTCGTTCGGCGGAAGCGAAACCGCGCTGCTGGATGCTGCTGAGCAGTATCTCGAGCAGGTTGGCAGCCGCCGCATCACCAATGGCATCAGCTTGTGCAAATCCTTCGACGCGTATCGCGCTTGGGTGACCATCGAATCCGGCCACTACGACACCATCCAGCTGCCTGACGGCATTCTTCGCAAGCATCCCCGCAGCATAGCCTTCGCCAATATGGACGAAACCGAGTTTCAGCAGCTCTACAGGGCCGCGCTCGATGTTCTGTGGCGCTGGATCCTTTCGCGGGCATTCAGAGACCAGCGCGAGGCCGAGAACGCCGCCGCGCAGCTGATGAGCTTCGGGGGATAACCAGATGGCGAAATCATGGTTCCACTACACCGAATGCACTACCGAACAGGCCGATGAACTTCAGCGGCAGTATCAGCGCCGCAGGGTAGCCGTAACGCGCAGCCTCAATCGTGATTATCTCACCTGGACCGTCAGCGTAGAGCGGCAGGAGGTTAAGTACCTCGAGCCAACGCCGCGGACCTTCCGCCAAAAGGTCTGGGGGTGATCATGGCAAATTTATGCAAAGAAGCACGTGGCCGCGAATGTCAGGTACGGATCCCCGGCGTGTGCAATGGCAATCCTGAAACGTCCGTTCTGGCGCATATTCGCCTGGCCGGCCTGTGCGGTACCGGCATCAAACCGCCTGACCTGATCGCCACTATCGCCTGTAGCAGCTGCCACGACGAAATAGACCGCCGCACCCGCCTGGTCGATGCGGATTATGCAAAGGAGTGTGCGCTGGAAGGCATGGCCCGCACGCAGGTTATCTGGCTGAAAGAGGGAAAAGTAAAAGCATGAAGATTTACGACATCACGCCAGTCAGCAAGCCTCGAATGACACAACGGGATCGGTGGGCAAAGCGTCCGGCCACCGCCGCATATTGGGCTTTCAAGGATGAGGTGCGTCTGCTGGGGATCGCATTGCCTGAGTCCGGCTGGCACGTCACATTTGTCATTCCTATGCCAGCCAGCTGGAGCCAAAAGAAACGTGCCGAACATAACGGTATGCCACACCAGAAGAAGCCCGACAAAGACAACCTGGAGAAAGCGTTACTTGATGCCATCTTTGACGACGACAGCCGCGTTTGGGATGGCCGGGTGACAAAACTTTGGGGAGAGAAGGGGCAGATCATCATTAGGGGGAGCGCCGTATGAAAATCACCTACAGCAACGAAGGAACCCATGCCCGCATTTGGCTCACCGGGCCGTTCTGGCAGTTTGGTAAGGCACGGCGTGTCGCTGATGTTGGGCTGATGGCCTCCCCGGTCAATTCATGGGAATCAAAAGGGCTGAGTTTTCAGATAACGCTCTACGGGAAAAGCTCGCACGTACTGAGGGCTTATAAGGCAATCGCCAGGGCGACCGCATGAAACCAGAACTGATCGAATCGCTTCGCATGCGCTGGCTGCGCCTCCGCATTTATCGCCGCCCGGGTACGGTGCTGGTGGACTATCGCATCCTTCGTAACTTTATCCGCATTTACCTGATAGCGGCAGGAGCAGCAGCGTGAACACTCAATACCTGGAATTTGTACGCCAGCAGCTCATCGTTGCGACGGCAGATCTGAGTGGGGCGACCAAAGGGCAGTTGATGGCCTGGCTGGAGAACGCCCAGTTCGACACGAAGACCTTTAAGCGGAAAAAGCCCAAAGTATGGGACGAGGAAAGCGAGAAATGGGTACGGGTTGATAACCCTCCGATACCCGGTAAACAGTCACACGCCAAAGGCTCGCATATCCCCCTGGTTCAGCCGGTCGAATATTCCACGGCATCGTGGCGGCGGGCGGTCCTGTCGCTCGAGGAACACCAGAAGGCGTGGCTGCTCTGGAACTACAGCGAGAATACCTCCTGGGAGAACCAGGTGGTCATCACTCAATGGGCCTGGGCCGAGTTCAGATCGCAACTGGGAACCAGGAAGATTGCTAGCAAAACCATGGATAGGCTGAAGGCGTTAATCTGGCTGGCGGCGCAGGACGTGAAGAAAGGTCTTCGTGGCGGGGAAAAATATACTGGTGTTGAACTGGCTGATCTGGCAGGGGTAGAAGAAAAAAACTGGTACAAGACGTTTGGCGGACACTGGCAAACGATTCAGGAAGTATTCGAGGCACTTGACAGAAATGCTTTGCTTGCAGTTTCGCGATCACGTTCACAACAAAAGGCGGCTCATTTTGAGCAAGGTATTGCAAAAGTAGAGAAAATGGCGCATATTTGAGCCTAATTTGATATTGTGCCAATGTTGTATGCACTGGCGGTAAGTGATTTTCAAGCCCTACGGTTAACACCGTGGGGCTTTTGCTTACTAAGTCCCAGTAAAATACCAACTTAAAATTTTACTTAGCCAGTGGTTCACGTTTATGCTGGGCCTGTGGTGAATCCCCCTATGCGGTGGGGCGTCCAGGCAGGCAGGTGAGTAACGCGGCTCTGTGGTCTGGCACAGAGTCACCGGGAGGCACCCGGCACCACACCCAATCCACAACTTCTTTGCCCGTATGAGATAACTCATATAATGTCTTCTTGATGAGTTCTATCAGAGCTTGCAGAGGAAAATTATTATGGAAGAAGGTTTCTACTGGATACAGCACAACGGCAGAGTTCAGGTTGCCTACTACACCAAAGACGAAACCGAAGACCTCGAAACGGGCCGAACCATAACGGGTGTATGGCATCTCACGCAAGGTGATGCCATCTGCGATAATGGTGAAGCGGAAGTAATTAGTGGACCGTTGCCACAACCAGTGTGAGCACTGATAGCTAATTAGCAGTCAACCGTTCTCTATATCATCGCGCGCCACTGGCCTCGTCGCCAATGGACGGCGGTAAGTTGGAATTATCCGCGACGTCAGTCCAACCAATCTAAGCCTCGGCATCCAGCCGGGGCTTTTCTTTTTCAGGCTCCCGGAAACCCCCATCACTCGTTTTGTCGTTAATTCATCCGGAGAGCCTGATCCCTTCCAACACAACACCCGCGAACAG